GGAATTTCTAATCTGTTATTCCTGGTTCGAGTCCAGGTGGGAGTACTACTGTTTATAATATTTATTGTAAACATAATAGTAATGAAAACATTAGTTGCATCACTAGCAATTTTAATTCAGGTTTCATTATATTCTCAAACAATTCCCTCCTCCAAAAGATTCTTAGGTGAAGAATATAGACTATTTCTACCTGAGGTAGGGTTAAAGAGTAATCAAACAGATCAAATATACACAGTTGATTTAGTTAACAATGTATATGTTATTGAAAGCAATGCTATGAAGTTTGTTTGTGATTTGAAAGCAAACACTGCTGAGTTTTATTTTGATAACCAATATGAGACTACTTATAACATCAGGTTTTGGGATTGTTATAGTTTTTTTGTTATTGAAATTCCCTCGGCTAAAACCACTTATTACTTCTTTAGAATATATTCTTTAGATAAAGCTTGGTAACCAAGAATTCATTCATTATATTCATTCTATATTAGCACCTATAGCTCAGTAGGTTAGAGCAACTGACTCATAATCAGTAGGTCCCTGGTTCGAGCCCAGGTGGGTGCACTAAAAAGTAAGTTATTTAAAATAAAGGAGAAACAAATTATGGAAACAATGTATTTCGTTTTAGGTATGCTCTCGATTATTGCGGCTGCTTTTGTAGCTGTAGTTGTTTGGGGTGTAGTTAAGATTAAACAACAACAACAAAGTCTCAATTATATGCTACGTATTATAGATGAGACACCTCGAGAATTAAATGAAAGATTTAATGTTATGTACCGTGATTTAGATAATCGTACAGACCAAATTCATAGACGTATAGATGAAACTCATTCGTATATCGATTCACGTGTGGATAAAGCATTAGGTACAGTCAGTACTAAACAATTAATTAAAGGATAATAACAATTTCAACTTACTTTTTAGAGCGGCTTTAAGCCGCTTTTTTTCTTGTTATATTATAATATATATGAGATAATAATAAGCGTTATAACCCCAACTTAACCCCACTTATCCATATATTTATATATATGAATATAAACAAAATATTTAGTTTATTTAGTTCTTCTGAAGAACCTGAAAAGAAAGTTACTGAAGTAAAGTTATCAGATAGTCCTGTTATCTGGATAAAAATGTTTAAAAAATTAATCATAAATTATGAAACGTTTTCTAAACAAATGATTCAATTCTTTAAACTATCAGACCCACCTTTGGATACTGATGAAATTGAAAGAGCTAGTAGTTACATGGTTTATGAAAGAGCCTATGAACAATTAGCGAAATTAGATCTACAAAACAAAACTCATTTAGATTGTATATATCTTCACTCAGATGATGATTTTAAAACTACTTTACATAGCGCTTTAGAGCATTATGAAACTCGAGAAGAATATGAAAAGTGTGCTTTTATAAAACAAATATTAGACATAAGTAACTTCTCTTAAAAATAATTTGGCCCCCGATTTTACTATTAGTATAATATAAATACGGGTTTTAAGGAAAACGTAATAACGTAACTACAGTTATTAAATAATAAATGATATGAAACATAGAAATAACATCTTACATGAACTCAATAAAATTGAGGGATTAACAAGCCAACTTAACTTTATTGTTAATCAACAACAACCAATTCAAGATTACAAAGCTGCTCTTGAAAAGATTAGAGAATGCATTGAACAAACTAGAATATATATTGAAAATGAACCTATTGATGGTTATGAATTAAATGTTGCCGCACGATGAAATTAACAGCTGAACAAATTCAACAGAACTGGATAGATTTAGAGGAAACTATTAAATCATATATTAGTGAACCTCGTCGTTCTCAATTATTAGACTTCTACTCTAAATACTCAGAACGTCTTATGTTAATGCCAGCTGCTCATAAGAAAGAATATCATAATGCTTTCCCAGGTGGTTACATTGATCACGTTCTACGTGTTGTTGATTGTGCTCTTAAATTAAATGAAGTTTGGGTTGAAATGGGAGTAGATGCTTCTACTTATACTAAAGAAGAATTAGTATTTGCAGCTTTAAACCACGACTTAGGTAAAATGGGAGACGAGCATCACGAAGCATATATCCCTCAGGATGACCAATGGAGACGAGATAAATTAGGTGAAGACTATAAATTCAATGATCGTTTAGAATTTATGTCAGTACCAGACCGTGGTTTACATTTATTAATGACTCATGGAATTCAAATGTCTCGTAATGAATGGTTAGCAATTAAATTACATGATGGTTTATATGATGAAGCTAATAAACCTTATTTAATGAGTTGGTCTCCCGAGACTAAACCTCGTACAGCTTTAATTTATATTGTTCATCAAGCAGACTTAATGGCTGCTAGAATTGAATTTGAACATGAATGGAATCCTAAATTAAAAGGTGAGGTTAAGAAAGAAAATAATTTTAATATTTCTAAAACCGAAAAGAAATCACCTGTTAAAACTAAAGCTTTAAGTAATATTAAAAGTGATAGTTTGAAAAATATGTTAGATAGTTTATGATAACATTAATCATTATCTTAGGTATATTGGTCGTGATCTTAGGATACACGACCTTTAACCTCCTTAAAAAAAATGAAAAACAAGAAGATACTCTAAGTAAACAAGAAGAGATTCTTGCTAGTTACTTAACTTATCTAAACCAAATATCAGGTATTATTGATCATACTGATAAACGTATAAGAGAAATAGACGCTAGAGAAACATTTAAATCAGATGATGAAATTGGTTTCTTTTTTGAAGCTATAAAACAAATTCAAAATACTCTTAACCAATTTAAAATAAAATAATATTGTGACAGTTGTGAGCAAACCAAAAACAAATACAATGTATTTTACTCAAGAGACAGAAAATGCGATTATTGAGTATAATAATACAGTTGACACTGATTTAAGAAGTAAAATATATCGTGAGCGTATTCATTATGCTTTTTTTAAATTAACAGAGAATATAATTCATACTTTTAAATTCTATTATACTGAGGTTGATAACATTGAAGACTTACAACATGAAGTAATTTCATTTTTGTTATCTAAAATTCATTTATTCAACCCAGAAAAAGGAGCTAAAGCATATTCATATTTTGGAACTATTGCTAAACGTTATTTAATTATTTCTAATACTAAAAATTATAAAAAACGTGTAGATAAAGCTCCTATTGAAGAATTAGAATCTGATGAGAAATATAGTTACAATATTGATGATACTCCTGCTAATCAAAAACTAATATTGTTTATTGATGAGTATGTTAGTCATTGTACCAATAATATCTATAAACTATTTCCTAAAGATAATGATGCTAAGATAGCTGACGCTATTTTAGAATTATTCCGTAAAAGAGAGAGTATAGACGTATTTAATAAAAAGGCACTATACATTTATATTAGGGAAATAATTGACGTTAAAACCCCTAAAATCACTAAGATAGCTAACAAGCTATATGATGTATTTAAAGAACATTATTATTTTTATTTAGAAAACGGGTATACAAATTTCTAATATTTATATTTATTACTAAACAACTATACCATGAATGGATTAGATAACGTAGTGTTTGGTGGTAAAAAATTTTCTGATATATTAGAAGAGATATATAACAATCAAAAGAAAAAAGAAAAACAAATCTCTGCTCTGATATCAGAGTTAAAACCACTAGTAAATGAAATAGGAGACGCCACCTTAATTGTCCCATTAATTAAAGAATACTTAGAAATAGGTGTTAAAAATGATGAACAATTAATCAAAATGGCCACCATCATCCAGCGTGTTATGAATAATAATGGGACCGCTGAAAATGGTTTTGGTATTTCTGAGGAAGAAAAAGCCCAATTGTTAGCTGAAATAGATAAGTTTAAAGAAGATAAGTAATGTCCAAATCTGTAAAATACGGTGCGTCTGGACTATCCTTTACAATAGCCCCTGGTTCTGATAGGTACCAAAATGTATCTTCACCTATTGGTATATTTTCTGGGCGAGTTAAAGATATTATTTTAGATGAGAAACACCCTAAATTTAATGAATACGGTGGTTGGAATAGTATAGGAACAGCATTTATTGAAAATACCGTATCACCATCATCTGCTGAGTCTTCATTAAATGAGAATCTTACAGCTGTTATTCCTTATTTTTCTAATATAAAACATTATCCTTTAATAAACGAAATAGTACCTGTATTATATTTAGCTAACTCAGTAGTTGATGAAGATTCATCAGCTGTTTCTCTTTATTATTTACCTACAGTTAATATTTGGAATACTCAAGTTCAAAACGCTATCCCCGCCCAAGAGATCCCAACTGTTAATGATGATAATTATACAAATTCAGTTAATGAAGCTGAGTTAGGGTCCCCTAAAAGAATAGTTAATAATTCTTCTGATATTAAACTAGGAAATTCTTTTAATGAAGAAAATTCTATGAATAATCATCCTTTATATCCATATGAGGGTGATATTATATATGAAGGAAGATTTGGTAATTCAATCAGATTAGGCTCAACTGTTAAAAGCCAGTTTACCATGTACCCTAATCTTTGGTCATCAGCTGGTACTCAAGGAGATCCAATATTAATTCTTAGAAATGGTCAAAATCTATTACCTAAAACTATATCTAAAACAGGGGATACTGATCCATGGATACCAACTTTAGAAGATATAAACACAGATAGATCTTCTATTTATTTGACTTCAACACAGCAAATTCCAATTACTCCCGCTAGTAATATATATGATTCATATGCTGCTGAAAGTCGTCCCCAAAATGTAGATTCATATAATGGTAATCAAATTATTCTAACTTCAAACAGATTAGTATTTAATGCTAGAAATGATTCTATTATATTAAATGCTAATAATTCAATTCATTTATCATCAAATACTTCTGTTAATGTTGATGGTAAAAATAAAATAGTTTTAGCATCACCTAAATTATATTTAGGGTCAGCTTTAGGAAAGGAAGGTGTTGAGATTCAATCTGTTGTTTTAGGTGAAAATCTAAATGTATTTCTTAATGATATAGCTGTATTTTTAAATACACTAAGCATAGCATTCAGAACCGCTACTGACTCAGAAGGTGCTCCTATAGTATCATTAAACACCATAGCCGCTGAAGCTGAAATTTTAAGTAAAAACTTGATTCAAGATATTGAAAGCAATAGGTTGTTATCTAAAAACGTTAAAACTGTATAACAAATGGCTGATTCAACTTCATTTTTTCAAGGTAAAATGATTGATGGTGACACTGATAATGCGCTATCAAAAGTTTTAATCACTTTAAAAGCTGAACCATATTCATCCACTAGTGTAGCCCCAGTTTCATATTCAATAACTGGTTTATATTCTAGTATAAGTTTTGAAGCTACTGTTA